TGGTTGGGGATAAGGGCTGACGAGCAGCGAAGAATTAAAACAACTGAAAGCCAGCTGGATTTTTTCGCACAACAAAAGAAAGTTAAAACGAGATTGAAGCTGACTCGATACCTAGCCCAAATATCAGACATTACCAAAAGTGAGGTTTTGGCTTGGTGGGAAGATCAGCCGTTTAATTTAGACCTTGAAGAACATATGGGAAATTGTGTTTTCTGTATCAAGAAGGGGGCGAACAAGCTGGCTCTTGCTGCGAAAGATGAGCCAGAAATGGCGACAAAGTTCATGGACATGATAGCCAGCGACGCCGTTTATTCTAGGCCGTCGAGGGGCCTTCCTCCAAACATCATGTATCGCGGCCATCACTCCCTTGAGTCAATTATTGCTATTTATGAGGATGTCAGCCGAGAAGATTTAGCGCGACAGGTTCAGCTTGGCGGGAGCGGGGAAAATCTATGCTCTGAGTCTTGCGAGGCAATGACGCTGGATTTATTTGAGGGCGACGAATGATATACGCAGCAATCGTTTTGTTGGCCTTCATCCAAAACGTAAGTTTCACGATGGTGAGCCGAAGCAGAAACCGCGACAACATGACCTACCACGCAGTTTGTAGCGTATTCAGCAACGGCTGCTGGTTTCTAACAATGCGCGAGCTGGTTTTGGCCGATTTAACGCTTTGGCTTTTCTTTCCTTATGTTGTTGGAACAGTGGCTGGTTCTCTTTTTGGGGCTGCGGTTTCCATAAAGATAGAAAAGGCAATCGGGGCTAGAGCCTAAATTATAGGGGAGTGATGATATGACGTTAATTATTCAATTTGTAGCTTTATTGGTGGTGCTATTTGTTGGGTTGAAGCTCTGCGACAAAATCACCTGGTCATGGTGGGCGGTGACTTCTCCATTGTGGGGGTCGATCTCTGTCATGGCTGTGTTTTTGGCTGGGGCATTTGTAGGGGCCAATCTGTAGATGCAGGGTGAATTCTGGGTTATCAAAACCGATCAGCAGAAAGCAAATGCGGCGGCTGCGGTGGCGCTTTGTGAGGTCAATCCAGATGCGCCCTGGTGCGTACAGATCAAGACCTATGACGAAAAACGCAGTGATGCACAGAACAGGCTATCCCACACCTGGTATGGGGAAATATCGCAACAGGGGAAGGAATACGCTGTCGGCAAGGTTCACTCAATTTGCAAGGATCGTTATGGTCTGCCGATTATGAAAGCAGACGAGATATTCTCTAAATTCTGGCGACACGCCACAGCGGGCAACCCCACGCATGAGGAAATTATTGACGAGATCATGCCGATGACTCCAGTGACGTCAATAATGACCGTCAAACAAATGTCCCAATACCTGACGGACATCCAAAACGAACTTGGGCAGAAATACCGCCTCACCGACCCATCTCTTTATGGATTAGAACGATTATGAATAAAGTTGTCCCGTTTCCAGCAAAAGAGAAAACGTCGAAAGAAGTTGCCGACACCTACACATACCACCAACTTCTTTTTTTGCCTGACGACTGTTTTTTTACAGTGAGCCGGATTACGGCTGTGTCTGAGGACGGTAAATACTTTTTTGGCGTTCTTTTGTTTATAGAAAACTGTGCCACAGATAATTTTTCCTATTATCTGTTTGATCCAGAACACAACGCCTTTGGGCTTTTTCACAGATTCCACGCTGGCGAGACCTCGTACAAGTTGCGCCATTCCGCCACCATGCAGCGAATCACGGACAAATACCGGACGCTTGGTGAGGTAACAGTAGATGATCAATATGCAACAGCCCAAGCCACATGGGTCGAGACCCAATGAAAAAGAAAATAAAAACAGTGGCACAACAGGTCAACGCGGCTGCGGTGCTGATTCAGAAACTGGTCAGGATGAAGGCCGCAGATGATAACGGATATGCCTCCTGTGTCACTTGCAAGAAGGTTGACCACTACACCTGTATGGATGGTGGCCACTTTATTCCGAGAACGCGGCGCTATTTGGTGCTGTTTGAAGAAAATATCCATGTTCAGTGCAAGGGCTGCAATCGGTTCGGCATGAAGGACACATTGATCGTCCTCAAGTACCACACCCACATGGTGGATATGTATGGCGAGAAGCGCGTCAGGGCTATGGAGCGGTTGGCGTGGAGGTCAAGAAAGTGGACTAGGGAAGAAGTGGCCGAGGTGGTTGCTTATGCCAAAGAACAGATTAAATACCACGAAGGCAGAATCGCATGAGAGAGCATTTGATGATTCCTGACTGTCAGGTCAAGCCTGGCGTTCCCATAGATCACTTGGAGTGGATCGGTAAATATATTGTTGAGAAAAAACCGGATGTGGTTATCAACATCGGCGATTTTGCTGATATGCCATCGCTGTCTAGTTATGACAAGGGCAAACGGTCAGCAGAAGGTCGCCGCATTCGCCTGGACTTGGATGCTACCTATACGGCCATGATTAAGCTGATGAAGCCGTTGAACGACTACAACGCTCTAAGGAAAAAGTATAAGGAAAAACAATATAAACCTGAATTGCATCTCACGATGGGCAACCACGAACACAGAATCACCAGGGCTGCGGAGAATGATGCCGCCCTCGATGGCTTCCTCAACCTCCAAGAGCTTCGCTATGAGAAATTCGGCTGGAAGGTTCACCCTTTCCACACCATCGCTCATATTGATGGAATCGCCTATTCCCATTATTTCTACAACCCAATGACAGGCCGACCCTATGGCGGGCAGAACATCAAGACGCGCCTGAATAATATCGGCTTTAGTTTCTCAATGGGCCACCAGCAGGGCTACGACTCAGGGCAGAAATACCTCAACAACGGAAAAACCATTCGCGGCCTGGTTGCGGGTTCTTGCTATCTTCACGACGAGGAATATATAGGCCCACAAGCTAACGGCCATTGGAGGGGCATCATCTACAAGCACGAGGTTTTTGATGGGACCTATGACCTGATGGAAGTGTCGCTCGACTACCTTTGCCGCAAATATAACGACCTCAGACCTGGCATGAGGGTTTGGAAATACATGAAAATAAAATACCCCGAATTATTCCATTCTTCAGGCTGGTTGCAATGGCAGGAGCATCGGTTCAATACCACAAATAAGGATGGGAAATTATGATCTATGACAGAAGCAAAATAGCGGGCCACAGCGACGATGCGACTATGAGTTCCCTAGAGATTCAAGTTGGTGGGGGTCACTACAAAGACCTGAAGATACAGCCCATCGAGTTTATCCATGCTAACGGCATTCCTTATATCGAAGGCTGTGTTATCAAATATATGGCGCGATGGCGCGACAAAAACGGCCTTGAGGATTTAGAAAAGGCAAAACATTACATTCAACTGTTAATTGACCTGGAGGGCTGACCAATGCTCGCCTCACTGCTTAAAAAGGTTGCAGCTCATTCTCTACAGGGGGAGCTTGAGGAAATAGCGACTATCTGCGAACCCTGGCTTCCGAAAGTGGCAAAAGAGCGGCTTGAAGAAATTGATTCTGAGGTTGATGAAATTGTATCAGACATAAAAGCAATCCCCAGCGAGGACGAGTTGAGAGCCAGACATCCCGGATGGTGTGAAACGTGTGAGTAATAGCAATGGCACATGTGAGGGGAACAGATGTGAGTGAGTACCTTCCAGAAACAATGGATTCTGCACGAGTTGTGCAGCTCATAGAGACAACCATTTTGCGGCGCGGTGAGGGCTTGGAAAGCGATCCGGTGCGGATAGTGACCCAATATTGGACATTTGATGGGCAGATGGTTGCCGAAGATGATCCTTGTAGCCCGCAACCCTATAGCGCTAATGCAGCGGAGCAAGATATATAAATGTCTGATTTCGATATGCTGGTCATCTCTTGTCGTCAGCTTTGGCACAGCTCATCCTATAGTGCCTCACCAGAGAGGATGGCCGAGTTTGTCCAGACTTCAGGGGGTCGGGTTATGCCTCGATATGAGAGGGGGCTAAAAGAGGCGATAGATTCACATCTGCCCAGCGATCAGCACCCGCAAGACAATACGCATCTCTGGCTGTTGGGACACTATTTCTGGAGTGCCGAGGTCGAGGCTGATCGGGTAATGCAAAACGTCTTTAAGGCTAGATTGTTCTGTTTGATCCACCAAGAGCTTCAACTGCTCGACAAGCCGGACAAGTGGAAGGCCAAGACATCGAGGATCATTGCCCGCGTATTAGAAGAGGCGCGCTATCTCAGCCCTCCGGATATGTCAGCGACAAGGAATGATCTCTACACCATTGAGCAGAAAGAGGTGTTCACCCAGGTTTCAGCGGGCAACTATCAGCGGGACGCTCGGCAGCACTGGGAGTGGGTTTATAGTGTGGTTGGTGAATGGGAAAGGCTGGCATTAGTGCCGGTCTGTGAGTGGATGAACAATCTGAAGGATAGGGTGGCTTAAAAATTTCCTTCTAACGCACCCCGATACCGAAATCATTAGATGCTTAATAACTTCGGTAACTTTACACTTTATGGGTTGACAGCAAAAGGCAAAAAATGTATCTTACATACGTTGATCGACTAATCCTCGTTTAACAAAAGCCACTCCCTAGATGTAAAAAAGGTGGCCGTTCCTGGGAGACCTATCAGGAAAACTCTAAGCCTCGGATGCCGCAAGCAACCGGGGCTTTTTCCTGTCGCTGTATAAATAAACACACTGTATGGATTGACAGTAAATGACGAACAATATACTATATATCCCTAGTATCTAATTCCGAGCATGGAATCTAACAGCCGCCCCTCAAGGCGGTTTTTTTGTGTCTAAAATTAAGGATCAGAAATGGATGTATCAACTTGGAGCATCGTGGTTTCTGTCCTTGTAGCGGCAACAAGCATCATCTGGCAAGCATCACGGATCAAAGCGAATGTTGACACCCACGGCAATGCCATTGGTGAGCTGAAGCGCAAACAAGACGCGCACGAGCAAGCAATCAAGGAACACCACGGGCGCATCTCTAACCTTGAGGGGCAAAGAAGAAGTGGCTGAATGTCTGATGTTGGCCAAAGAGCTGATAGAGGCCCATGAAGGCCGTAGACACTTAGCTTATGAAGATCATTTAGGAAACGTCACCGTTGGAGTAGGTCGCAACCTGGACGGGAAGGGCTTAACCAATAACGAAATAGACATCCTATTGATGAACGACCTCATCGAATGCTTTGACGATCTGTCCAACTTCAGGTGGTTCACACAAGCCAACGAATCACAACAGTCGGCCTTTATTGATTGGCGCTTCCAGTTGGGTGCGGCAGGGATCAGGAAGTTCAAACAGACCCTTATATATCTCGATCATGGCGACTACACCCAGGCAGCCAAAGAGATGCTGAATTCGGTATGGGCCAATCAAACACCAAACAGGGCGCGTGAAGTCTCTCGCCTTATTGCTGGGTTATAAGTTATGCCATTTCTAAACGAGCTAACACTGAGGCCAACAGATGGGGACAAGTGGCAACTCTTGGATCATCTGGTGTATGAAACCACTGATGACCGCTTTGTGGTTGTGTCTCCTAATTTTCAGACTGACCTTGCTAGTATTCCTCGTCCTCTGCGTTTGTTCTATCCAATTCACGACAGGCATACACGCGCGGCTGTTGTACATGATTTCCTGTACTGCACCCAACACATTGAAGGTGTGGCTATTACTCGTAAGGAAGCGGATCAAATCTTTTATCAAGCGATGAGGGAGCTGGGCGTGAGATGGAGTAAGGCTAAGACTATCTACTATGCCGTTAGAGTTGGCGGCTGGGCTTCCTGGTAGTGCCACACGCTGCACCACATCACGCAACACCCAACAATAAAACAAAGAAACATGACGCCAGACTGACATCCACACAGCGTGGCTATGGTCACAGATGGCGCAAGGCTAGGGGGGATTTCCTCAAGGTCTATCCACTGTGCCTTATATGTAGGGATAAAGGACGAGTAACCTCAGCCAATGTGGTTGACCACAAGACCCCACACAAGGGCTGTAAGAGCCTGTTTTGGGACGTTACGAACTGGCAGCCACTATGCAAGCAGTGCCACGATAGAAAGACTGCTACGGAAGATGGTGGCTTTGGGCGCTAGTTATGAGAGGGGAAGGGGGGGTTTAAAGTCTAAGCC